AGCAGGGTGGAGTTTGTGGGATACACAAGGATTGTGGCATAGTATCTGCTCAGTGCATGAAAGATTGTTTGTTGTTTGTGCTAGAGATGATGGATCAGGAACAACTAAATTATTTCTTGAGGAGTTTCAGACAGATATGCCTATGGATTTCTGTAATACATTTAGTGGTAGTGCTAGTGTATTTGGAAGTTTAGGTTCTCATTTTGCAAACAATGCTGTTGTTAAAGCAACAAATGGTAATGATTTCTTAGGGGAGTTTACAGTAGCAAGTGCAGAGATAGATGCCAGTGCTGTAAAGAGTGGATTAAGTCAGGCATTTATAGGATATGCTTTTACTCCTACTTTGAAAACTTTACCTATAGATGCGGCTATACAAGGTGGACCTTTGACTGGAGAGCCTAGACAAATACCTAAAGTCATATTAGATTTAAACACAACACTTGCTGTAAGTGTGCAAGGACCAAGCACAACATCAACAACAAGAGATTTGGTTATAAGA